CCGCTCAAAGAGTCCGTATGAGGCTATAGAATCGCTGTCAGAGGTACTGTAGGTGCTGGCGTATCCTGTGCCGTACTTGTAAATAAGGCTGTTACGGATGCGAGCAATCTGAGTTGTTGAGCTGATAGAGGATGGTGTTGCATACGCGCCATCAAGGTTAGTGAAGCCATTTGCTGCGAGATAGTTAGATCTGTTGTCTGCATCGGCATAGGATACGAAGCCTGTGGGAGTCTCAAAGATTTGTCCTAACGCGCTAGAGGCGATCTGATCAACAAGGGTTTGGCTTTTAGCCGTAGCACTAGCTGCAAGGCTTACCATTGTGTAGAAGCCAGAATCGACCTCACCAATGTAAGTCTCTGCATCTGCCCATGTAACTGTTGCTGGGTAGGTTGCCCATGTAACTGTAGGCGTTACCTCTGCCCATGACAGATTAAGAGCTGCACCTAAGATCGCTGCGATCTGTGCGCCATCTAAACCTTCTGCAAGGGCTGTGTTATAAACAGCCTTAGTCAGTTTAGCAAGTGAGCCAATGCCTAAGATTGTTCCTGTGGTGATGTAGCCAGTCTCTTCAGGGCTTCTGACCCCAATGTTAAAGTCTGATACTTCTCCACCAAAGACAGGGATGTAATCACCATCTGAATCTTTAAGCTCTAAAAGGATTGGCTCTGTGACATTGATGGTAAAAGGTGAGTTATCTGTGTTGATGATCTCTACTCGGCAGTAACCCGCTGTGCATTGTCTGTCGATGTCTAAGCGACCAGAGGCATAGGAAACAGAGGTGACTGTTGTATAAACATCATCCCCTACTGTTACTCGCCACTCTGGTAGCCATGTCATGCGATTGTGTAGCCTCTCAAAGTGCCTCGGCTGACTGCTTCTTGTACGACTTGATCGATGGCTTCTGCAATAGCGTTAGGATCTCCGATGCCAGTATTGACAGTCACAGAGAAGTTATACTCTCGACCATTTGGGCTGATGCCTGAGATCATTCCACTATCAGGTGTGAACTCTTTAAGGTTAGGCAGGATCTGTGTCACGACTCCGCCAAGGGCTGCGACATTGGCATTGGTCTCAGCGATACTCGTACCACCGCTAGGGAAAGGAAAGATTGTGGCTCCGCCTGTTGAGCCTGTTGCCCCTGTTGAAGCAGTTGCCGATGTTGAGCCTGAAGGCTTAGTACCCTGAAGGCGTAGCAATTCCATCATCTTGGCAATAGCGGCATCTAGGTTAGCCAGATTTATCAGGTCTTTAGGCTTGAGGCTATCAAGGATAGATTTAATGTCTGAAAGTTTTACATTCTGTCCAGAGAGTGCGCCAAGGATCTTCAGGTCTGCATTAAGTTTCTCTGTTGCCTTAATGATTGACTGCTCATCCTTAGAAGCAATTGCATCCTCTAACTCAAGGATTGACTGCTTAACATTAAGGCGCGCTGTGTCATTAGCGATCTGCATTACTTGAGCAGAAGATGTTGCTTTGCCTAACTGCTCAGCCTGAGATGTAAGAGCTGCTGCGATCTGGATCTTGTCCATGTCAAAAAGCTCTGAACCCTTGTTGAGTGCAAGGTTAGCCTTATCAATTGCTGCTGCTAATCGCTTATCTTTTAAAATCTTTGCTTGGTTAGTCGCTTGAACGCCTGTAAGTTTAGCCAAGGCTGTTGCGTTCTTCTTAGCAATAGCATCTGCACGCTGAGTATCCTGCGAGGATACAGTCATCGAGATGTTGCCGAATCCCTTGCCATCACCGAACAATCCGCCAGATGGAGCGAATAGCTTGAAGTCAAAGATTGACTTAGTGATCTTGATGAACTCACCCGCTTCGCGAGTGAAGTTAGCAATTGACTGTGCAACCCTGTCGATCTTCTTAATTAGATCATCCGTAGAGGTAGAGTTAGATGCTGTGACTAATGCATCGACTAGACCCTTGCCAATAGTCTCTTTGGCGTTGTTTCCAGCAACAGTTAATTTAGCAAGTGAACCTGCGTAAGTATCAGCTGCCGCTGTTGCCTGACCTGCGAAGAGAGTTGCTAGGCGTGCCTGTATTTCCTCGAATGATGAGGATGTAAGCTCTGCCTTTGATAGTCCAACACCTAAGCGACCGAGTGCCTGAGTCTGTCCAAGGTATGCCTTCTGAAGGCTCTGTGAAACTTGAGTGACTGATTTGCCAGTACCAGCGGAAATGTCCAGAGCAAGTGCGAGCAATTCCTGAGACTTAGTAACATCGCCTGTGGCACGCAATAAGCGATCCATAGCAGGGCGCAACTCATCATCCAGCACGCCTGTCTGCATTTCAAGGCGAGAGATAAACCCATTAACTGTGCCAATGTTTGAGCCGTAAGCAAGTCCTAGATTCTTGAGAGTAGTGCCTAATGCCTTGGCTGCCTTGTCATCTTCTGCGAACGCCTTAACAGATGACTTGGCAAAAGCCATTACTTTCTGTGCGCTATAAACAGCGAGCAGACCTTTAGCCAGACCCTTGACATTCTTGGTGAGTTTGTCTGTTGAAGTCTGTGCTTCCTTAAATGCTTTTTTACCTGTGAACTCCGCGGCAATGTTGATTGCTACATTACTCATGCTGCTCTCCTAACATCTACCATGGCGGTTCTACGATTGAACTTAGCCGTTGTCTGTTCAATAGCCTTAAACACAGAAGCATTGGCTTTACCCTGAGTGTTTGCCCACGCTCTAAAGATTAGGCGACCCATCATACGCCCATCACCTTTGCGAGATGGTCCATACAGCTGACCAAGGTTAGAGATAAACTGATTACCTGCATAAGGATTAACTGAACGAGACACACCCTTAGATGATCCACCTGCCTTAGCACCCACCCAGTTTTGCCCTTGACCATTCTTACGACCAGCAGTCTCATAGATCGCACCGATCATAGACTTATTTTGGATACGCACATTGTTCACGAACCCAGCGCGGTTAGGCTTAGAAGGTGTTGTCTTGTAAATGATGCCCTTGCGAATCTCCAGAGCATTGTATTTAGGAAACTTGCCACGCGGTTGAGCGACTTCGCCCCATCCGCTCATCGGTGTAACGAGTGGCACATAAGATCGAGCTTCATTGACAATAGGCTTTAAGACTCCCCCTAATTCCTTTGTCAATTCTTTGGCAAGGTCTGGAGCATACTTGTTGAGGGCTTTCTTAAGAGCGACTGCGCCTACTACCTCTGTTGGCATCGCTCACCTCTTTCGCTTCATCCTTGAGCCCTTGCACTAATGCATCGAGCATTGTTTTATCTAAATCTAATAACTGCTGTGGCGAGATCCCTAACCTAATGCTCAAGCGAGCGATTAAGTAGGTGAATGGGAGATCTCGCTTTAAGCTAAAGGGTCTGAATCCAACACTTCCACGCTTTTTAGCGTTTCAATGAAGTCCATCCCGAAAGGCTTAACAGATTCACCTGACCTGCGTGTTACTTCCCATGCTAACCAATAGACATCACTTTGCTTTTCTTCATCTCTAAAGGCCTTATGGAAACCCTTTTTAGCGTACTGCTCGAAGGAATACTCCACCGCTGGGGTGATCTCGCCTTCTAATACACTTCCATCTTGTCGAACTATCTTCAGTTTTGCCATGGTTTGCCCCTTTGTTTAGTTTCTTAGAATGTGCCTGTTGTGGCTACTGCAACTGTTGAGTTAGCAGTGAATGTGATTGACATTGTGCCAATGTCACCAACAGCACCATTGATGTCTGTTGTGTTATTGATCAATAATGAGACAGTGTACAGAGGGTTAGTCGCTGAGACTGCTGTTCCCTTTGTCTGTAGGAATACTGCTGTAACAGTTGTTCCCCATGCTGCCTGTAGTGTTGCCAATACATTAGCTGTTGCTGTGTCGTTTAGGAAGTCAATTGTCACTGTTGATGACTCTAGACCCTTAACGAACTTGTGAGATGAGTCACCCATTGCTGTGACTTCTAGCTCATCGAATACGCGGTTGATTGTTACTGCTGTGACATGGTCTGAAAGATCGACAGAGTTAATCTTCACACCTACATTGTTATTTAGAAATACAGCCATGAGATTATTCCTCGTCCTTCTTAGTAGTTGCTGGCTTTGGTGCTGTTGGTGCTACCTGCCCGATTTTGATCAGGAAGGCTTCGTTTTCTTTTTCCCACTCGGACATAATTAACTCCAACTCGTTAGGATTGATACTGACATCTCACAGCTGAGCAAGTCTCCGCTTGCCGCGTTGAGAACACTAGGCGCGCTGATTGCGCTTACATTATAGGTCAAAGAAGATGCCGCTAGTAGTGCGAACACGCTGCACACAGTATCTTCAATGCCGTTAAGGTTTCCCTCATTGTCGAACAGAGGCACAGTCATCACAATCTTAAAGTTAGCCATAGGGCTGATAGTGATGTGCTGATTGTTAGAAGGTGTCAAGTAAGGATCATCTGGAGACACAATTACAGAGTTAGCAAGGACTGTTGCAGGTGGAAATGCGAAAGTCTGCCACTTAGCGTTATTGACTAGGGCAGTCGCTAAAGTGGTTCTGAGAGTAGTGATCGCAACTGGTGGCATTATCCAACCATCGAGTTAGGGCTTAGCGCGTGGGCGATCAATCCTCGCACCTTAGCGAGAAGCTGTGCGCTCATTCGATAAGGGCTTGGCTGGAAATCGACAAGGTTAGAACCGCTGAGAGTAGCGGTACGCGCTTGCCAGATCTCTACAGATACCATCAAAGCTGCTTGTTGAACTGCTGCATCTAATGCCCAGTCCACATAAGTGTCTGCTGTAACTGAACCAAAGGGAATAACTGGATGCTCTACTGCTGGAGTGTTGTTGTTGCCTGTAATGTTAAAAGTGATGTTGTAATCGCCTACGCCAGTCAGAGTCTTTGATCCGTTGAACTTCGAGCCGTTTCCAGCGATGTTCACAGTCTGACCTACATAAAAGACCTTCTCTACCTTGTCCTCAAAGTAAAGTGTTCCTGTTGTTGCTGTGTTGCTATGTGCAATGTTATAGACAACATTAGTCCAGAGCATTGGCAGTAGGACTGCATCTGTTGCATCACAGACTTCTTGCAAGGTGGCATCTGGGTACAGCGTACCGACTCCGAGTGTTGATCGAAGCTCTGAGACTGTAGTGAGTGCCATTCCTTGTCCTTTCTAAAGACCCTAGGGAGTCAGAGGGCTACTGACCCCCTAGGGCGTACTTAGTTACCTGTTTTTATTAAGTTAGGTTGAACTTACGAACACCCTTACCTGACTTAGCAAGGTAGATTGCCAAGTATCCGTAAAGGTTAATTTCGACCTCGCCTGTTGTTAGAACATTAACGCGAAGCTGTGTCTGTGGTGATTCCCAGACATAGACTGAAGATGGTGCAACCAAGAACGCTGAGTTATCGATTACGCCAGATGCAGCGATGTTGTGATCAACGATCAAGTCAGTACCGAGAACATTACCGCGAACAGATGTTGCTACTGCTGTTCCTGCTGCGTTGTATGTTGCGCCCTGTGCTGAGTAGAGTGCGCGACCTGTTGTGTCTGCGTAGCCTGTAATCGCTGCCCATTGGTCAGTTGAAGCAACTAGCTTGTTAGCAAAGTCTCCACCTGTTCCCTTGTAGGCTGCTGCACCTTCTACAGAGATGAATGACTGTAGTCCTGCTGCTGTTGCAGCTGTTGTTGCTGCTGTTGTTCCATCTGCAATGAACGCTGATAGAAGTGCGGTGTCTGTAGCCTTCTCGTATGCCTTGCGAAGCTCAGTCATCATGATCTCCATGAATGCTGGCTGTGAGCGATCGATTAGCTCGAAAGATACGCGCTGCAATCCTGAGAACTTGTTTACAGAGATTGTGTCGTATGCAGAAGTCATGCCTGTCTCAGATGGTGCTGAGCCTTCGTTTGTGTCTGCAACTGTTGGAGCAACATCTGCTGAAGATGCGTTTGTGTAAAGGCGTGGAACTGTGAAGCTCATACCTTCTGGCAATAATGCTTGACGAGTTGCAGCCTCAAATGCTGGGCGACCAGTAAATGTGTCTGTGATAAATGTATTTAGGTGTGGAGCAAGTGTAAGACCTGTGTTTGTTGATGTTGAGTCATCTGCTGCGCGAACTACGCGGCGTGCCTCGTCATCACCAAGAGCTGCCTTGATGTTTGCTTCTAGGTATTGTGCTGATGTGATTGGTGCTACGCGCTCGCGCACGAATGTAGTTGCTGTTACAACAGTTGGACGAGCAGCTTCAACCGCTGCTGCCTCTACTGGTGCTGCAACTGTCTCTGGAGTATTCTCCACAGCTGTCTCGCTTTCTGTTGGTTGGGTTGGTGCTAAAGGATGTCCTTCGACTTCCTCAGCTGCTACATCGATAACCTGAGCAGACTTAAAGGCTGGCTCTGTTACCAAAGATACTTCAAGCAATTTAGCAGCAGAGACAAACATCACATTGCCCTTCTGCTTTGACTTGATTACTTCTACGCCTACAGACAAACCTGACTGTAAGCCTTCTTCTGCAAGGATAAGAGCTTCAGATCCACGATTAGATCGTGAAACCTTAAATGATGCATAGATGCCATCTTCTTGCTCTGTGAATTGTGTTGCCTTGCCTAATGGCTGGCGTGAGTCATGCTGATTAAGTAACTTGACAGTCTTTGGATCTTCTGGAAGTGCAATTGCGCCCTTCTCAAAGACAACCTTACCTGCTGAAGTGTTACCAACTTCGCCTGTACCTGCTGGCACAATCTTGCCTGAGATTAAGCGTTCCTCAACATTGGCAATGAGCCCAGATGAGAAGTGAATGACTTGGTTTTCCATTATTCGATTCCTTCGCTGCCGTTAGGCGTTAGATCTTCCATCTCCATCGCTTGCTCTACTGAGATCAAACCCAGAGATAACATCTTTTCAATTACTAACAATCGCTCCATTGGTTCAGTCTTTAAGAATGATGAATCGACATCGAACTTGACCGCGTTACCGCGAGCAGTAATGTCATCCATTGAGAGACGATCCTGAATTGCATTTACATAGGGAGCAACAGATAGAGAGTAGAACTGCTTGCGCTCATCTAGCACATTTGCGTAAGTCATCGATGAATTAGCCTCTGCGCTGACTAGGTAAGCAGGGATTGAACATAAGCGAGCAATCTCTGTTGCAAGGAATTGCTGTGCTTCGTCATACATCATGTCTTTTGGTGAGAATGATGTTGGCTGGTATTCAAGAGTAGAAGTCAAGTAAGCAGTTGCACGATTGTTGCGAGCGTTCTTCCATGCTGCAAGTAATCCTGCAACTTCTTTAGGATCTAGGTCAGCTCCGTTATTCCGTAACACACCGCTGGGCATAGGCGTGCTGGCTGACATTACAGCCGCTTTGCGAAGATCGATAGCTGCTCTGATTGTTTCAGATCCGCGTTCTAAGATTCCCTCATCAAAAGCTTGGAATGTAACGATTGAGTTGAGTCCAGACATAGGAACTGCAACTGCATCGATGTAATACTGTGTAACTTCCATGCCGTAAAGATCTGTCTCAAATGTAACTTTAACATTTGGAATCCAGCGGAATCGAGATGGTCTGCCATCTTCTGCATAAAGCTCTGTAACCTGCCAATAAGCAACTCCATACATCATCAACGAATCAACAGTCCATGCCATAGTTACTGAACGCGGTTGATTGATCGCTGGTTGATCTACCCAGATTGGATTGCCAAGTTCTTCACCTGTGGACTTGCGATACAAGTTAAGTGGAAGATCGCCAATGACACCAGCAAGTAAATTGCGGCATCGAGCTACAGATGGAACGCTCATCGCTTCATTACGAGATACTCGTGGAAGGATGTAGTTATAAAGGGAGTTAAGATTCTCTCCCATAATAGAAGGGGCGTATTGCGCTAAAAGCGATGAACGCTGATCATTATTGACTGCTTCAGTTTTGCGAAATAGACCCATAGACAGAAAGTGTAGCATTTGTCAAGCAATTAGACAATGTGGTATGGGCGTGTCTAAGTATAAATCTGAGGCTTAGGCTGAGGGATCATTAACTTACTAACTGCCATGGCAATGCCAATAGGTGCTGAGATGTCACCTGCTGACTTGCGTTTAATAATGCGCCATGCCGAGTCATTGACCTTAGCTGCGCAGTTATTCATCTGCTGAATGAACTCAGCCTGTCCATTATGCACGACTCGATGATTGACCAAGCCTTCTAAGAGATCTCCACAGGCTTTGTAGAACTGTTGCCCTGAGACATCCTCGACCACGACTCCAGCATTGTGTAAGCGATCTGCGATTGTCTGGGTTGCGTACTTGTCAAAGCAGACAAGGCGCGGCTATAGATGTCGCACCAAGCCTTTATACTTGCAGCCATCTTCAGCTCATCAATGGCAACTTGAGAGCTATAAGTCTCTAGGATTCCAATACCAATCCTGCCGTCTGGCAATAATTGACCTGCCACAAGTGAGCCATTACGCCTTGAAGGTGAAACATCAAAGCCAAAGATGGTATAAGCACCCACAGCCATCTCAAGCTCAGAGTCGCTAGTTTCTTCAAGGATGCCATGCGGCCAAGGACTACTTAGGGAGTCAATCCATTGGCATAGAGTCTCTGTCCGAGTGTTTTCGATCGGTGAGGTCGCTATTGCTTCCTCTATTGCTTCCTCTGTGATG